TGACGGTGGTGCCTGTTTGCCCGTGCAAGACGGCGAGCGATTCTTTGAGTGCTTCGGTAAATTCAGACATTGAATGAGGATTTCTTTAGGTGGAAGGGGCGGTGATCCGAGTGGACCACCGCCCGTTCCGAGTAACTTAGGCTCCGTTGATACGTACGAGACTGTTGGGCTCTCCCGCTTTCACGCCGTAGATCAAGGCGTAGGTGCGTTGGAGGGTGCCGAGGGTGATGTTATAGCTCTCACGAACCATAACGCTCAGACCTGTGCGGGGTTCCGTCACGATGGAGATATCTCCAGGGATCGGAACACCTGTGGGCACTTCGGGCACGCGGGCCGCGATGAGCAACGCTTCCTGTTGGGCGAAGAATCCGCCGAGGGTGATGCCGTTAGCAGGAATGGCGCTGTACTGGTTCACATCGAACCCAGCAACTTTGCCAATCCCACCGGCGCGAACGATGTCCCCAGTGATCTGGGGATTCGCCACGACCGTGGTATCATTCATCAGCGCACCGTAGTACAAGGGCGCCAACACGCAGTAGCGACCGTTGACGGGCGAGTTTAAGCCATTCAACGTGGCACCTGCAGAAACCACCGAGCGATAGTTAAACGCGGTGGAAGCAACTGTGAGCGCGTTGGTGAAGGTGGCCGAGGTGACGAGGGTGAGCAAATCGCCCACCATCTGCAACCCGATCGCATGAGCGGCCGCACCTGCGAAACGCTCGATCAAGTTCACGTTCGAGCTGGTACGTTCCTGATCGTCCACCGAGTAGGAAACGTGTTTGAACTTATCCAAGGTGATCGACACGTCCGTTTGTGTGACAGCGGCGGCCGCGTAGCCGGTGCTCTGGCTGTAGTTAGCAGCGGTAAGCGCGCTGAGGCGTGACGTGAAGACAGAGGCGCCGTACTTGGCTGCCTCGTCAGAAAAATCAGTTACTCCTGAGCGGAGGAAGCTGTAATCGGCGACAAGGATTTCTAACGCCCTCTGCGCGATTACGTTTGCATTGGTTGTGCCGAGTGTATTTGCCATGGTGGTTTGTTCCTTTTTTCTTTAGATCTTTTTACAGACCTAACTTGCGGAGAAGCGCGACTCGTTTTGAGCCGTCCTTTTCCTGGTTGAATTTTGTTAGGATCTCACCGCGGCCTACTGGCTGGGCGGATTCAGCGGGGATCGGTTCCGCACCTGCAGAATCGGTCTTTGCTTTTTCTAGAGTGATGACGTTTTTTTGATCGATGACGGCGGCCATGTCGTAGCCTTCTTTTTTATTCATATCCATGGCGGGCTCTTCGCTCACGTCCGAGACTGCGTCGACTTTCATTAGCGCGAGCAGTTCGGTGAGCATGGCGGCGATATCCACTAGGGTGGGTTCAGCGGCTTTGGTTTCGACGGGCGCGTCAGGCGTGGCGGCAGGCGCTTCGGCCAAGGCAGCTACGACGGGCGCGACTTCGGGGGTGGCGATGACTTCGACCACGGGGGCCGCTTCAATTTTCTCGACGATAGGTGCTGTTTCCATTTGTAGTTTTTGGATGTCAACTGCGGTGAAGGCTGAAAACAGCCCCGCGCTGTTTGCGGCGGGCGTGGAAACAACGGAAATATCAAATATCTCATCTACCCTGGCGTACCGATTGCCGCCCATCTCGGCGGGTACGCCGCTGAACGTGAGGGACAAGCCGAATCCCTCGGGCAGTACGGTGGCTAGGTGTTGGACGAATTGGGCTTGAGTGGTGCTGAAGAGGGTGAGATCGCCCATGAGCCGGTCGCCTTTGATGACGAACCCGTCGATATAGCCAAGTATGCCGTCCACCTGGGCGCCGTGGCCCATGGTGACTTTAATTCGCTTCATCGTTTGCGCTACGGCGAGCGCTTGTTCAAGAGATGTCTGGTCGATAAGGAGGTCGTGGCCTTTGGCCTCGCCTACAGTTAAGATGGAAACGGACGGGAGTTTGTTGGCCATACTCGGCCAGCGCGTGTCAAATTACTTGAGCAAATCGCCGTCGGCTTCGCGGTAGCTTTTCTTTACCTCGCCACCTCCTGCCATTGTCAGAAATTTATTAACCCTGGCGATGGCCCAAGCTGTCCGGCTGTTGGGTCTGCCACCGCCGATCTTAGGCCGGTAGCTAGTGGAGAAAGCACCTGCGCCCCTGCGGAAAACCTTTTTCAAGGTGCCAAGGGAAGGAGCGTTTCGGTTGGGGTGGCTTTTCTTAAACTCGGCTATTTTGTTTTTCAAGGTTTGCTCGACGGCCTCGCTGATCTCGATGTCCCCTGCTTTAGATCTAGTAGAAGCTGTGCCCGCAGGATTCACGTCGCTGCCTTTCTTGCGTTCGCTGGCGGGCGCTGGCGTTTGGCTGGCCGACTTGGGCCCCGGCCGAGCCGCCATCTCGCGGGCGATCCTGCGCATCTGCACCGCCGCCCAGCTCTGGGCAGGATCTCCGCCCCATAGCGCCCAGGCGATCCGGCCCGCCGATGGAAAGCCTGGCTCACCGGGGTTAAAGCCCTCGCCTTTTTTGTCGACTTCGTGCCGAGCTAGAAATGAGCTGATGCGGGCGATGGTTTCGTCTGGAAAGTCTACGTTGTTAATGATGTTCCGCGCCCTGGCCACTCCCACCTCAGTGCCGCCCCGGTTGTATTCTCGGCGCCACGCTAGCCCCTTCTTAGCCTCGGCAATCATGCCGGCCGTAGGTTTAGCTAGTTCTGTTTTTTCTTTTTTTTTAAGCCCGAGCGCGTTGATAATCATTTCCAGTTCTTTGTCGCTCAAGTTAAAATCGGGTGCGTCGTCGGGCATGATAAAGGATGGGGCTGGCGCCTGCATCTCCTCGGGTACGCTGTTAGGTCCTGGCTTAACTTCGTTCGGATCGGTGATGATATCGTTAGGGGTGGTGGTATCGGTGGCAGTAGCGTCGTCCTTCGGTTCTTCTGGGATCGGATCTTCGTCTGGGGCGGCGGTGATCGGCGCGGCCGCCGGTGTGAGTGCGGCGATGAACTGCTTTTCTTTGTTCATCTGCAAGACCTGCTCTTCCCAGTCTAGCCCAAGTTCTCCGAAGTAGTCCTGAAGACTAGATAGGCCCGCCTTATAGTCCTCTCGCGCTTGCTGTGTCTCGCGCCCTGCGTCCACGGTCAAAGACTTCGGAGTCTGCCAGCTTACTTTCCGATAATCTTCTGCGGGCGGTAGATCCCCGTTAGCGATCGCCCGGCCGATAAAGTACGCCCATGACCTGTTACAGAATCGATCGACTAAAAGGCGTTGGCGTTGCTCAAATCTGCGCTGTGCCTTGGCCACGATAAACCGCATCCCTGCCCCACCGACGCTGGCGGGATCGTAAACAAACTCAATCGGTAGACCAAGGCCCATGGCCACGTCGCGGATTAGGAATTTTGCGAAAGGCTCAAATCCGTTGTTCGGCCGGTTGGGTGCGACCATCTCGATCTTTTCCCCAGGGGCGAGCCGCGGGATGGTGGCGGAGCTGGTGATCTGTTCGCGGGCGATGCTGTTGTCGCCCGTATCTACGGGTTGGATGTTACCAAAGAATCCGCCGCTGTTGGCAAGGGCGTCGCCTTCGTTCGACGTGATGACGGCGGCGATCGATCCCTGCAACTTGAGCGCGTCTTTTTCAAACTCGCCCAGTAGTTTCAGATCGCGTACGTGATTGAGTGCGCGGGCTAGATTAGATCCGCCACGGATCTGGTCTGGCCGTTCCATTTCCATAAGATGAATAACGAGATCGGCGTTTATTTTTCGGTAGGTGTCGCCGAGCTCGAGCAGGTAGGCGGTGGGCTCGCCCATCTTGCCGAGGAAAACGCCGTCGGTAGATTCGTAGTTGTCACCCTCGCAAACTCTGTGACCTTCAACGACTTGTAATTTTCCTTTGTCGGTCATTATTACAAAGACATCGCCGTCTACGTCGATCGATCGGCTGAGTGCTAAGAGTAGATCTGTCCAAGTCATCCGGCCCGTGACTTCTGGGTTAGGCGCCACTACGTCCCGCCAATACTGCTCGGCCAGCTTACCGAACTCTGTATCTGTCCCGCGATATTGGGG